ATGCTCAGCTCCTTGACCTTCCAGTCTGGCAGGTTGTAGTGCGTCCCAGCGAACGTGCGCCTCTTCTCGCTGATGTGGTTGTACCGAGTCTTCAGGTCTTCGAGCCTGCTCAGTAGGAGCACGTATTCGGCCCCAGACAGGTCGCGCAGGTGTAAATGGTCGAACTCCTTCCAGAATCGCCTAGAATAGCCTCTGGTTGCGTGGCCTTGGCACTGTCCAGCCCGCGTCACGCCCATCTTGCTTCTGCAATACTCCCAAGCCGAGGTCGCGTAGTACGGGTGGCGATTCCCGCCCAACGTGTAGTAGTCCACGAACAGGATGTTGAGCCGCGTAATCTGGAATGCGTAGTGGAACTCCGTCCGCAGCTCGCGGTGAGTCTCGTACACCCATGCGAGCGCATCCGACTCCGACTCGAACAGCTCCTGACGCATCGATGTGCCGTCATCGAACCAGAGCTGGATGCCCCAGCCGTCGCTGGTCTGGTATGTCTTGAACTCGGTTGCCTTTGTCATGGTCATTCTCCCGTCTACCCTTAGAGCTTTCCTAGATGTTCCACTCGTCGCGGCTGTAGGCCTTGACCGCCGCCTCCGTGTCGAGGATGCTGCCCTCAACGAACTTGTCAAGACAGAGAAGGTAGCACCTGTACTCCGTCTCGTACTTCTTTGCCAGCTGCTCCTTCCCACGCTTTCCCAAGTTTGGGTGGTCCTCATCGATGCCCTTCCAGCAGGCGTAGGCCGACGCTGCCATCTTGAGCATCCATTCCACCTGCTCGCGGTTGGCCTCATCGGTCGTAGTCACGTAGTCGGTGACCTTCTTCTCAATGAAGAAGTCGGACTCATTGCCGCCAAGTTTCCTAGAGTCCTTGTACCAGTACCACCAGCCCATCCAGTTCTCCATGGCCTCTGTGGCCTCTTCGAGCGTGCTGTGTGCTGGCGCATTCTCAACCATCTTCTCGCCCGTGGTGCAGCTGATGCCGTGAACGATGTACTCTACCTTTGCCATGACCTACTCCCATCCACTTTGGGTCTTCCTCTCTTGCTGGCTCTAGTATATCATATCACGGCCGATGGCGTCAAGCGAGAATCCTAGGATAGCCACGAGTCTCTTTGGTGCTGCCTCTTGACCACGAGCCTCTTCGTCTTTACGAAGTAGCGGAGCGCATCCATGCAGTGGTCGTTCTCCTTTACGGGCTTGTCGCTTTCCGACTTCTCGTCCCAGACGTAGCCGACGAACTCCTTCTTGGTCTCGACGCACGACTGGTCCAGACGAATCAGTCCGCGCTTGATGGCAACTGCCGTGTCCTGAAGCCCGTCAGCGACGGCGTTGTCTGCTGGCAGTATCTTGAAGCGCCGCTCCTTGCAACGTCTCAGGGTGACGCTGAACGACACGGCGCTTGGGTCGATGATGAACGTCACGACGTCCTTGGGTATGTCCTTGCAGAACTCAACCATGTCGGCCATGTAGTCATCGTTGGTCTTCTGATGCCCCTCGTCCCTGCCGCTGTAGCGGTACTCTTCGACGCAGTGCCATGCCTGACCGTCGAATGCCCACTTGAGGGCGGCAAAGGCGTTCTGCGTTCCGTAGTCGCACGACACGCACCAGTCAACGGCCTTGCCTCTGTCAAACCCTTCCTCAAAGGCCTCTGCGTACATCGGGTAGACAAGCCCCTCAGCCTTGGTCCACAGCCCGAGAATGTATCGGTCGTAGTAGACCGTGCCCTCGTACTCGGCCTCAAGCGAGCTTACGAACTCTTGGCTCAGGAACGGGTTGTCCCACAGCTTGTAGTTCTGGACGTATATGTCGATGCCGCCGCCAGCGGAGTCGATGAACTTCTTGACGAAGTGCTCTGGTCCCGCAGGGTTGCATGCGGCGTGGCATTGGCTGTACGGAAGCGAGAGACGCGACTTCAGCATCTCGAACACTTCCTTGTGAATGTCGCAGACCTCGTCGCAGTAGCAGAATTTGATTTCGGAGCCTCGAATCTTGGACACTTGGCTCTTGTTCTCGGCACCTAGGCAATAGACGCGCTCCCCGAAGAGCTTGGCGATGTTGCGGCTGTTGATTTCGGAGACAACCTTGTCACCCCATATGTCCCTCATCGGTGCGAGCACGTTTCGCTCGATGTTCTCCTTTGACGCACCGAGAATCAGGTTCAGTCCCTTCCTGCCGCGAAGGCTCAGGATGCCGTTCGGTATCACGTACTGGATGGCGATGTGGCTCTTGCCAGAGCGGACGGCCCCCACCGCGAAGTTCCAACGGTGGTGGGCCTCCCTGACGTACTCTGCCTGCTTTGCCGTTATTGTCAGGCTATTTGGCATCTGCCGCGTCCGCAATCTTGACTAGGACGTCCTGAATGCCAGCCAGCGTCTCTTCGGCGGCTTCCTTCGCGGCCTTCTGGGCAAGCTGGACCTCGGGCTTGGCGTACTCTTCGGGATACTGTCTCTCAAGCATCCATGCCGCCGCCTGCCATGCACCCCCGTCTGCCGCCCTGATGATGCGCTGCCGCAGCGCGGTCTTGAACTCGGCCTCGGCACCTTTTAGGGCCTTTCCAAACTCCACTTCGGCGTCGTTCTTCGGAGTGTTCATCCACTTGTAGAACGTCGATTCGCCGATGCACAATTGGGCGATTATGTCCTTGTTCGACATTCCTTGCTTCTTGAGCCGCACGGCCTCTGCCGTAAGCTCGCCGTTGCACATTGGCTTCGACATTCCTGATTCCTTACCCCTCTGCGGAGAAGTCGATATCGAAAAGCGATGGCTGTCTCATCGACAGGGCCATTTCCTCATCCGAGAAGAAGTCCGCCTTCGTCTTTCCCCTGCGCTTCCCCTTGATTGTGTGGACGTCGTACACGTACTCTGGTATCTCGGCCTTGGTCCTTCGGACCTCATCAAAGTAGGCCTCAATCTCTTCGTCGGTCAAGCCCCACTTTCGGTCGTGAACGTAGTTCGACAGTAGGTCGGCGTCCCTGTTGTGCTTGCACTGGCATAGGAGAATCACTGCCTTCGATATGAAGACCCTGCCTCCCATCCTGTCCCCCGACTTTCCCTCGTTCACCATCTTGAACGCTTGGTACAGTGACCAGATTTCCTGAGTCACCACCCCGTAGCAGTCCTCCGCGCTGATTGTCAGAAGCCTCTTCCAGCAGTACTTCGAGTATCGGGGGAAGAGTTCCAGCGCCATGTATCCCGCCAGCTTCAAGTCTCCCCTCCTTATCGATTTCTGCAGTGCGCTTGAGACCTCGTAGAAGTCGTAGCCGTTCTGGGTTACTAGGTTCATCATACTCCCATCTATCGGATTGTCCGTAGGACTAGTATAGCATATCAGTCCGCTTTCTTGTACGTGGATTTGCGAATGTCGTTCGATTCGATGACGGCCTTGAGGAAGTCCGAGTCAAACTGGTGGGCGATTGCGGGCACGTCCTTGTCGAGGCAATGTGACTGGTACCACGGGTGGTCATCGTAGACGAACGTGTGCGCGGGGTTGACCCGTGGGTCCAGAGTGAAGTTCTCGCGCACGGTGTCGTAGTCGATTCCTGCGTAGCTGCACATCTGCCAGAACTCCTGACAGAAGGAAACCTTCGTGGCGAGCCAAGCGTTCTCCATGAACTTGGTCATTTCCGCTTCCTTGGCCGCGCACTTGTGAAACACGTGCCGTGCGTCGTAGACGTCCTGTAGGAGCTGCTGCACCATGTGGCATGTGTCGCTGTCCCCGCCGAGCACGGTGAAGTCGAAGGTGAAGTTGTTGCAGTGTTGCGTGCCTCCGTAGTACTCGGGGCTGAACACCACTCGCCTGCCCGACTGTGCGAGCTTGTCCGTGGTTCCAACTGGCACCGTCGATTTGATGACGTACACGTCGCAGTCGTTCTCTTCGATGGCATTGAAGACTTCCGTGACGTCGAGCTTGTTGGCAATGAGCGGAGTGTCAACGCACACGAACCCGAACTCGTAATGGCCGTGGTGCTTCTCGATTCCCTTGTACTTGTCGCAGACGTCTGGATTCAGCGCGGCCAGCTCCGATTCCAGATTGGTGCCCACGACTCCGTGGCCGATGATGAGAACCCTGTTGTCAGTCATAGTTTACCTTCTGCCTTCTCTTGACCTTGACCGATATTGACTGCTTGTTGCTGTGCTTGTCCGATATCTTCAGGTAGTCACCCCAACGGCTCTTCAGGTACTCAAGCTCACGCTCGTTCGACTCCTTTGTGCGAGTCTCTGACGAGCCACCCTTGTTTGAGTCCCTTACCTGTGCGAACCAGTAGCGAGTGTCGTTCCAGATGATTCTGTCCACGAGCAGGCATTGCATCGTGTAGTCGATATCGACCCTGTTGTGCCCCTCCGCGAACCAGAACCTTCGGTCTATCACCCCAACGACCCCGCCGACCCAGCCAGTCAGCGAGAACGGTTCGTAGCCCTTGTACTGCCGTATGTCCTTCTGGAAGAATCCAAAGAAGTGAACGCCAGCATCCATCGCCATGATGGCGGTGTTGACGATGACGGCCATAATCTCTTCGGGGTCTTCGATGCGGCGGGTCTTCTCGCCCGTCACGCAGTAGAGCATCGTCAGGTCATCGTCCATCATGACAATCGTGCGCTCGTCAAACATCCTCAGCACGGCGTTTCGCGTGGTGCCAAGGGTTATCGTGTCATCGCTGACGGTCACAATGTCGTGGTCGGTGGCCTGCTCGTACAGCTCCCTCTGCGACTCAGGAACGACTATCTCCACCCAGCTCGGGGTCATCTTGTCCGTCGTTATCGTGTCGCTCCTGCCTCGGCTCAGAATCACTACCCTGATGCCCAAGCTTCTCAATGAGTCTCTGTCCATCGATGACCCTTCCGAGGCCTACCTTCTTGGTGCCGTTGTATCCGTAGTCCAGCCTCTTGACGTCGAACTTGTTGAGCACGTTCACCCAGTCAAGCTCGTTGCTGAACACGAACACGAGGTAGTCGTGATGCTCGAACGCCTTGATATCCATGTCAGCGAGCGGGTAGTCCCTGCCTGCCGACTTCGCGGCCTTGTCTTCGTCGGATTCCGTCTCAAACCCGAACTCGCTCATGTCCATGGATATGTTCATAAGCTCAAGCGCGAGCACTGGTCCGTCAAAGTCGGTGTTCATGGTCAGCTTGTTGTGCACGAGCGTATAGGCCCGTCGCTGCTCGTCGGTCAGGTGGTCAAGGAAGATGACTGGTGCCTCTTCGTACCCCAGCTTCTCAAGCGCCATCAGGCGTCCGTGGCCCTCGACAACCTCAAGCTGCCCACGCTGGTTGTGCCATACGGCTATCGGGTCGCAGTTGCCGAACTTCTCGATAGACGAGACGAGCTGGTCAACCTGCCACTCTGGGTGCTCCTTGGCATTCCCAGCATAGGGCACTATCTCGTTCAGGCTCACCATGTGGGTCTGTAGGTCGGTGCTAACCATCAACCCTCCCTAGGTCATCCCGCATCAGGCCCTTGATGTAGCCCGACTTGTTGGGCACGGTGCTCAGCTTCTCGACCAGCTCAGGCTCACGCTCTGGGTTGAATCGCAGGAGCACCTGAACGACCTTGGCGGCGTATCTGCGATTGGCCTCACGCTGTCGCTCAGCCCTCTCCTTCTCGCTCAGCATTCACTCTCCTTGCTTTCTGTGTGTGAGCGCTAGTATACCATATTTCAATCTGCTATACGTCTGACTTCTTGGCGCGGGCAAACGGGCAGAAATCCGACACAGGGCAATAGCTGTCGCACTTGGTGTCCTCGCCTATGCGGTGCCGGATGTGTGTATCACTGAATAAACTCAAAGCCGTAGCCTCCTGTATGCGCAAGTTGCCCATGGCAACACTTCGATATGTTACTGATTTGTGCGTTGCTGGCTTCTGCTGCTTTTGTCAGGCTTGCAAACTCAACCCCATCTGAGCGTCTTACCTTTTTGTGATTGCTTCTTCTGTTCTCTGCCTTAATGAGGCCCGTTCTGATAGCATGACGAATATTGTGTCCGTGTGTGCACCATTCAAGATTCTCGACTCTGTTGTTCTCCTTGTTGCCGTCAATATGATTCACTTCTGGGAGTCCGTCTGGATTATCGAGGAACGCAACTGCTACAAGCCTGTGGACCTTGATTGTCTTCTCTTTGCATCCTTTAATAAGTTGAACGCCATAGTACCCGTCACGAGACTTTACTTGTCTCCTTATGCGTTCCTTGATGTGCATGTCTAGCGTCTTGCCGCCACGACGCATTTGTACAATTCTGTCTAGGCTCTTGACCCTTCCGTAATTGCTGACCTGATAAAACCCTTCGTATCCTTCGATATCCTTCCAGACTTCCATTTGCCCTCCGTTGGTATAAACTGGTTACTAACTACATGGTAACACAGTTTGTCCGTGTGGGCAAAATTGAGCGACTGGGCAATACATGAGGCACTTTGTATCTTCGCCTTTTCTATATTCGACGTGAAAGCCTTTTCCCTGCTTCTCTGATAGTTGTGCGGCAAGGCTGTTAGCCGCATCCTCGGAATCGAGAACTCTGGTGGCTCTTTTCGCGCCGAGCTTGACCACCGCCCACTTATCATCCTTGTGCCATCTCTGCTCTTGTGTGCATGGAATCAGCTTACTGTCGGGCCTCTTTTCCTGCTCTTGAACCTCCGTAAACCACCCTGCTATGAAGTTTTCTGCAAGCTCCATGTCATGATTGTTGAATCGCCACGCCACCTTTTGGACCTGATGTTGTGGGTAGTCGCTATCGAATCGGGCCTTCGACTTCACCCAATCCCTTAGAATCATGACTATCTCGCCGTTCCAAGCCTCGAACCCCATCTGCTGCAACATCCAACAATATAGAAGCACTTGCATCTTGTAATCATCGAATTCCTGCTTCTGCCACTTAATTGTCCCTGCGGTCTTGTAGTCGGTGACGATGCCCGTGCTATCATCGTACAGGTCGAAGATTCCAGAAAGCGAGTACCCGCTGAGGCTACCGTCAAGCTGGCAGTCAATCCAGTTCTCCTTCAGCTGGCTCTCGCTCTCATCGGCGCTTTGCAGTATCTCGTGCACGGCGCTTCCGAAGATGGCCCAAACCCTGTCGGCCACATCGTCGGTCAGCTCGTCGCTGTGGCGTCTCTTCAGGATGGCCTCGCACGTCCCGCCAAGAAGCTCGGTCACGCTGTAGCGGCCTTCGGTGTACTCGTGGTCATTGGTTGCCGCATCCACAAACGGCTGTGGCAGGTTGAGCTTGTTGGTCAGAATCATGATGCCTCCTTACATCGATGCCCATAGGGCACCAGCGAACAGAAACGCATAGAAGAGAATCGACACGATGACAAGCTGAACCCCAGTAATCAGGTACCCAAGGATGCGCTTCGGCCTCTCGGCCTCCCACTGCCTCTGCGCCTCCCTCCGAAGGTAGCGCTCATACCGCCTGCGGTGGACTTCTTCGTAAAGCTCGTTCATGTCACTCACCCCTCGTCTGATAGGCGAACTCTTCCAGAAAGAAGATTGCCTCGTAGGCGTCGTGCACTGGAAAGCTGTTGTCGGAGGTCTTGCCCTCCGCCTCCTGACGCTCAATCCATGCGTCTAGAATCCTTCTAGCCCTCAGCAGTGTGTCGCGCTCGCGTGCGCTCAGCTTGCCGTCCTTGGTTATGACCATACTCCCGTCTACTCGTAGGGGTCCGTTTCCCCTTCTCGCTAGGTATAGTATAGCTTATGGCTCGCGGTGACGTCAAGCGAGAAATCCAGCTAGTTTTCGGATTCGACAACCATGTCATCGAAGTCCATGGTTCGCTCACTCTAGTAGCAGTCAATCACGATGTACTCGTGCCATTACTCGTCCTTTCTGCTCGCAAGCTCAGAGACGTACTGCGCTATCAACTGTTCGCGTCGCGTTATCTCTTGGTCCAGTCCACTTCGATTCCCAGCTCGCGCATGCGGTCGCGGTACCTCCACTCATCGTACTCGTCACATTGGTCCTCGTACAGCTCCCTCACCAGCTCGCGCAGCTTGGCGTTCTCGTCTTGCTCGGTCATTATCTGTCGTTCAACGGACTCGTTGTAAGCATTCATAAG